TCGTCAGACCGGCGACACTATGATTAGCATCGGCGTGCTGACAACTCGTGGCCGAATTCCCCGCGGTAACCCTGACTCGGGCAGGCGAGGCAATACCCCTCACTGGCACCTTGTGGAGCTTGGCACTGAGAGGGCTAAAGCGCAGCCATTTTTGCGGCCTGCTGCTCAATCAAGTGGGGCAGAAGTGCTGAATGCCATTGCTAAGGAGCTCGATTTGAGGGTGTCTCTCGAAGTGTTCCGCATGAGAAACAAGTAATGTATCCGCCCATTTTTATGTATGCGAATCGCAGCGCTCAAGTTCGAGCTTTGCTCGGCGGGGTGCCATTGCGGTTTTATATGTTTGGCGAGGCTCCCCATAGTCCAACATACCCCTACGCAGTATGGCAGACAGTCGGCGGAGCGCCCGAGAATTACATCACTAACGCGCCGAACATCGACCGGTTTGGTGTGCAGGTTGATGTGTACGCTACCTCATCGTCTGAGGCGCGTGAGTGTGTAGCTGCACTTCGCGATGCGCTTGAGCCATACGCTCATATCACAGGCTGGAGCGGCGAGAGCAGAGACAGGGAAACCGGCTCATACCGTAGTGGCTTTGAGATGGACTGGTGGACTCACCGATAAATCTTGTTCTTTATCTACCCGCTTCGGCGGGTTTTATGTTCCCGAAAACCGGGATTCTTTGCCGCCGTTGAGCGGCTTTTTTTATGCCCGCAAGGCAAAGGAGATTGTTTTGACTATCAAAGCTCAAGGTACAAACCTGTACGCTATGGACCCGGATACCGGGGACGTGATCGATGTTGGTTGCGTCACATCTATTAGCGGCATCGACGAGACTGTCGAGCAAATCGAGACGACCTGCCTCAGCGAGGACTCGCGCACTTATGAGGCTGGCCTTTCGACCCCAGGGACGGCTAGCTTTACCATCCAGTTCGACCCTGAAAACGAAGTCCACGTGCAGATGCATGAGTGGAAGCGGATTGGCAAACACCTGCATTGGGCCGTTGGGTTTCGCCAGGAATCTGCCATTGAGGCCGGTACAGATCCTTCGGTTCCAGATTCAGAAGAGGATCCAGTTGACAGTGGGGTTTTTGTGTTTGATCTTCCCGCTGATCGCTCGTGGATTGTTTTTGAAGGGTTTATGAACTCGTACCCGTTCGACTTCCAGGGCAACTCCGTCGTTACCTCTAATATTGGCGTCCAGATTTCTGGCGAGATTGACGTCGTTCCCGCTACTGAGTAACCACCCGGATTAACGGGTGCCTTTGCCGGGTTAGTCCCGGCTTTTTTCCAAAGAAGCCCCCGGCTCGCACGGTGAGGTCGGGGGCTTTGCTTATCCGGCGTAGATCGGACCACTTTATAGGCACATATTATGGATAGCACTGACATCAAAGACCTGGACGTATCGATCCTCAAGGACAACGGCGGCATCGTCTCTAATGTTCCCGTCAAGAAAACCCTCACCTGGAAGCGGGTTGATGACGAAGGCGAAGAGGTGGAAGAGAAGTTCCACGTGTTTGTTGTCCGCCAATCGTTCGGGTTTGTTGAAAAGCTCTTCATCTCGGATGATGATAAGTCGCGGTCAGCTAAGTTCATTTCCGAGGCAATCCGGCTAGGCAAGAGCGGCAAGCAGCGCTTGAGCTACGAAGAGGCGTACCAGCTACATCCAACGCTGGCGCAAGAGATGGTGCGCGTTATCAATGAGGTTAATGGCGTGACATCGAAGGAAGGTGACGAGGGAAAGGTCCAGAAGAAGAAATCTGGCACGAGCTCGTTATCGCCGGAGTCGGAGGAAGAACAATAGCCGAGGCTAAGGCCAGGCTGACTTATGCAGAGGCTAACGAGTGGTTCCGTTACATCCGTAAACATGGGCCACTTAATCCCTCTAGAGCGCTGGGCGCTCAGCTAGAACGTGGGTTTGCGTTACTGGCCTACGTGATCAGCAAAACTAACGGAGCTAAAGATGTCAAGTTCGAGGACTTTTTGCCGAAACGCGACGAGCATGAGGAAACCGAAGACGCATTCGGGGCCACTGCGATGATGCTAAAGCGGATTGCGGCGCACAACAACGCGATCAAGCCAAGAAAAAAGTCTTGACCATTTGATGGCTGGGGGGTACATTAGATGTATAACATCGGAGTACCCACTATGATTATCGCTATTTTTGTTGTTCTGCTTTTTATCCTGTTTGTCGTTGCACCCTGGCTCGTTGGGTTGCTGGCTCTAGTGGTCGCAACGGTCGGGGTGCCTCTGCTACTCGGGTTGGCGGCTCTTTTTGTCGCATCAGTCGCTTGGGGAATTTGGCGGGCGATATCTGCCCCAGTCCCAGATTTTGCTGGCGGCCCTCCATCCAAAAAGATGAAGCCATGCCAGCACTGTAAGGTTGAAATCCACCACTCTGAGTACCATTGTAGGCACTGCGGAAAGCTAACGCGCTGACGCGCACAGAAGCCCGCTTCGGCGGGCTTTTTTTATGGCTGTTTGAAATATGGCAACACGTTCTCTAGGAACGCTTACCGTCGATCTCATTGCTAGAACCGGGGGGTTTGAGCGAGGGATGGATGCAGCCCAGCGTCGAACCTCTCGCGCATCTCGTCAGATTCAGTCTGACACGGAGCGAATGCAGCGATCGGTCAACAACGTCATTCTTGCTGTAGGCGCGGCGGCTGCAGCGGCTGGTACAGCTATTGCTGCGATTGCCTCTCAAACGTCCCAGATGATGGATGAGACGCGCAAGCTTGCTCAGGCAACCGGCCTGACGGTTGAGGCGTTTTCTGAGCTGCGGTATGTCGCCGACCAAAACGCTCTGAGCCAGGATCAGCTGGTAGGCGCGTTGGGAAGACTCAGCAAGGGGATGGATGATGCGCGCAGAGGAACGGGCGAGGCGAAGCGCGCTTTTGACGCCCTTGGGGTGTCTGTCACTGACGCCAGCGGCAACATAAAAAGTGCTGATGAAATCCTGCTTGACTTGACAGAGCAATTCTCGCAGTTAGAAGACAGCACTCAGAAATCAGCTCTTGCTGCGCAAATATTTGGCCGGTCAATTGGCCCCCGCATGGTCCCTTTGCTCAACAACGGGCGAGACGGTATCAAGCAGCTGGTGGACGAGGCCCACCGTTTTGGCATTGTGATCGATACGGAGGCTGCAAAAGCGGCAGAGCGTTTTAACGACAACCTGACTAGGCTGAATGCAGTCAAGCAAGGTTTGGCGATATCGTTGACAACGGCCCTCTTGCCGGCTATGGAGAAGTTTAGCGAGACTCTGGTGTCTGTGTCATCTGCGGTCGCGTCTAATGCCGATTTGGTTGATAACGCGCTCACAGCGCTGGGGGCTACGGCCACTGCGGTTTCTGCTATCTTCGCCGGTCGATTTGTGGCTTCTTTGGGTGCTAAGGTGCTGGCGTTTGGAAAGGCCAGCGCTGCGTCTATTGCATATCAGTTTAACCTTGCTCGCCTTGCCGCCACAGTTGCGGGCACTAGCGCGTCTGTCTCTGCTGCGGTTGGCGCAATGGCTGGCGCTACCAGGGGGCTGCAAATTGCACTTGGCTTGCTCGGTGGGCCGATAGGGGCAATATCTTTAGCGGTTGCTGGCGCAGCTTATGGGTGGCATCGATACACAAGATCGCAGCGAGAAGCACGACAAGCAACCCTAGATATGTCGGCATCTCTCGAAGATCAAATTGAAAAATTTAGGGACCTCACCCGCGCGCAGCAAGAGTCTTCGATCAACGCCTACGAGGAGGAGTTGGCCGAGGCACGCCGCCAGATGACGCAGGCTTTTGATGATCTGCACAGATTCATCGGCCCACGATTCCGATTTGGCGATGCTTTCCAGGAGTTCCGGCAGGGCATCGAAGATGCTAAGAGGGGAACTGCCGATTTGCACGACGTGGTATCTCGTTTCGTGCAGGCAGCCAATATTCCCCCGGCTGCTGCGCGAGAGTTGATGAATCTGGCTAGTCAAGCTGATGGGGCGAGGGGCAAGGTAAGCGACCTGGCGGTAGCAATCGTACGCTTGTCTGACACGATGGTCGAGCACGCTAGTGCTGCCAGCGGGGGAACAGATGGCCTGGTCGCCTACGAGGAGCTACTCGATTCGTGGCAAGCAAAGTATGCCACCCGCTCTGAGCGTCTGGCTAGCGAACTCAATAAAATTCGGGAGGAGTTTGCAGCGATTGGCAAGGAGGCCCCCGAGTGGCTGCTTGATAGAGCGCGCAGGAGTTTTGCCGGTGCAGGCGGTGGCGGTGGAACGTCAGAGTCCGAGGCGTCGCGTCTTATCAAGCAAATACAAGATCGGGTCATGGCGCTTCGTCAAGAGGCGGGGGTTACAGAGCAGCTGACTGAATCGCAGCGCATGCTAAATGCATTTGAGCGCCAGTTGCAAACGACTCGTGATAAATCTATTCGCCAGAACGAGGAAGCAATCCGTGCGATGCTGGCGCAGCTGGCAGCTCAGGAGAAGATCAACAGGCAAGCGGAACTTGAGAATGCGGTACGCCAGGATCACCTAGAGTCGCTAGAGGCCCAGTCTGAAGCTGCCTATCAGCAGGCATTTGAGCTTGAGCGACAGATCCAGATTATGGATCGGTCTGAGTCTTCTGTGGTTCGTTTGGACATTGCTGAATCACGCCTTGCGTTGTCTCGTGCAGAAGCTGCGCGTGCAGCTGCGGTCGAGGCCGGGGCATCGGAAGAACTCATTGAGTTTCATGATAAAGAAATCGAGCGCATAAACCGGCTCATATCGGCGCGCGAGCTTTTGCTTGGCCGCACTCAGGAGATGGAGGCGCTTCAGGAATACAAAAGGCTGGCGGACGAGGCGCAGAGCTACAACGAGCAAATCGGCCAGAGTCTTACCGATGCCTTGCTCAGAGGCTTCGAGGACGGCGCAAATGCCGCGGAGAATTTCCGCCGCACGCTGAAGAATATGTTTCAGACTCTGGTGCTGCGTCCGATCATCCAGCCTGTGGTGCAGCAAGCTGCGGGTGCGATTACTGGCGCGCTGGGCCTTGGCGGCAATGCGCCGGGCTCGGGTGTGCCGCCTGGCATGGGCAACCTCTTCTCTGGTCTCGGTCAAGCCATCACCGGCGCGTCGGTTGGCGCGTCTAGCCTTTCTCTCGGTGTGGCGAACCTCGCAGGCCGACTGGGTGGCGATGCGCTGGGTACGCTGATCGGCATGAATGCCGGCTGGTCTGGCGTGGGCGGCGCTGCGGGCGGCCTTGCCGGGGCGGCTGGCGCTGCGATGAGCGCCATTGGGTCTGCTCTCCCCTGG